CATCATATCCAACTTGCGATAGAGCGTATTTCTAATGTTCCGAAGTATCACACTGCGTTCATCGTTGGCTTTATTTACCATGATAGGATTCCCTCGAATCTCTTCCTTGCGACGAATAGGCTGATCCGATAGGTTGTATTTTTCAATGAATCGCTGCTCTGCTCTGTTTCGGATGTCCACGAGATTGGTCTTGAGCGCAGAGTCAATCGTACCAAGCCCTGCTGACTGATAGACAATCTCTCTTCCCTGCCCGGTACTCTTTGCAGAGACACCAAATGTCTTTCCGTCAGTAAATGTCACGATCAAATCCACAGCGTTAGGTGAATCGGATGTCGTTCTGCCCACCCACTCGACTGTCTTGATCTTACCAAAACCTTGTTCATCAAACCAAGTTCTCAGCTCGGGTGCCATGGTCTTCGCTCTGCGTTCTTCCTCTGCGTATTCTTCTGGATCGAGCGCATCGCGACGAACCTTGAGAGCTTTTTTGACTTCTGATGAGTTGACAATACTATCCCATGATCCTGCGAGCTGAACTCCCAGAACGATCTCATTCGCATCTCCACGAAAGGTATTATTCTCTGTCAAGAAGTCGTTGAATGTCATCTAACAGTTATCACCAATGCCGTCTTTGGTACCTTATCCGTTACCACCAAGCGTCCAGCAGAGTCTCCTCGCGATGGCGATTTGCCATATATTTTTGGAACCCCTCTAGGATCTTTCGCGTCTGGGTCGAATCGCTGATCTATTCGTCGGGCCCGAAGTCGAAAATACAGATCATGCGTTTCAGCATACTCATTTGCTTCATGTAGCCCACCGTTTACTGTCAAGGTGTTCTTCTTCGCATCGTATGTGTTGCTAACAGTCATTGGACCGATATACATATAATGAATTGGGCCACCCATCGCTTTGTTTCCAATAACGATCTTCTTCTTATATGTGGTACTAATCTTACCAAACACATCTGGGATCTTGTCTCCGGGGTTATGTCCCTCATTCAACAATCCCTTGTGCGCCGCTCTGAAGAACCTGGCACCCAGCCCCGGAACCGCAAGTTCGATTCCGCGCAATCCGCCACCAGCCAAAGATGGAGCAGACTCTCCTTTCATTGAAAGGTTCACTGCGACCTTCTTCCCTCTTACTCGTCTATAAATGATAACGTCAGTGTACGGCTCCGATCCCGTGACCTGACGCCCTCCATACTTTGTCGCGTCGATCACGGCTGTCAGAGTTGTGTTACCTGCGACAAGTGTGATCGGATTACCTTTGTTTTTCTTGACCGCAGACTTGATCGCAGACACGAGGCCTGATTCTTGTCTCTCCGCTGCTGCACCTGCCATGGGAAACCCTCCTGTTGCTTCCCCTATTTATGCCACAGCAAGACCTGAAAAAGCCCGCTATCCGAAGATAGCGGGCTGTGAATCAATCAGATTCGTGCTATGCGTTGCGTGCGTTACCGACGTTTGCGCCAAGCAGATTAACGAAATCCAGAATCTTCTGAATAAGCGCATTATCGCTGTCGTTCGGTGTCATGGTTGCAACGATAGCAGCAATACCAACAACACCTGTAATAATCTGAAAGATGTTGCCAATGTTAGCTGTTAGCCATTCCATGATGTTCTCCTTTTGCAAAAGGTGAAGGATCAATCCTCCACCCGTATTTAGAGTACCTTGATCCCAGAAAAATCTCTTCCAGACTCTCGACTGCCGAACTCGGTCTTATCGAATGCAGGGCCATTGTCCACATCCTTTTGAGCCGATTGCTCACAATCATACAGTCTCATTTTGCTCCGATCCACGCCTACCACAAACTTTGCATTCTCGGTAGGGTCGTTGTAGCGATTTTTCAACTGTTTGATCATCAACTGATTCAACTGCTGAAGCTCGTCGTTAGTGATGATTCCAAGAAACAAGTCCGCAGTAGCCGGGAGCCCAAAGCTCTCGGATACATTTTCCATCGCAATGTCACTCGATCCATATCCTTCTCGATTGACTTGGGTTGCGGAGATGAGAATAACCTCTCGCTCCACGGCAAGACCGCGAAGCTCCTCTGCGATGCTTTTGATATAAGTGTATGAGTTCACGTTTGCTCCGAACTTGAAGCGAGATGACATACAGATGTTGAGATAATCGACAAAGATAATCTCGGGCTGCCAATCCTTCTTCAGCTTCAGCTCGTTGAGCAGATGGCGGAAGTGAGCAGATCCAGCTTGTGAAGTGGGATACTCTTTGACGATTAGCTTGCCGTCCGTTTTCTTTCTCAGCTTCCCGATCTTCTCGTCATACTTTTCTTTGCTTAAGTGCTGAATATCCTTGATAGGCACGTTCAGCAGGTTTGCATCAATGCGCTCAGAGATGCGCTCCTCCGCCATTTCCATTGTGATGTAAAGAACGTCTTTACCTTGAGCAAGATACGCTGCTGCCATATGACACATAACAAGCGTTTTGCCAGTTCCGGGTCCACCCATCAACACATTGAATGTTTTCGGAACTAATCCACCGTTTGTGATCTTGTTGAAATAATCAAGGTCAAACGGAATGTGCGTCTCGGTATTGTGATAGAAGTTAAATCGTTCGTCTGCGTCTTCAAGATAATCATGCCCGACGTTGGTATCAAAAGAAACACCCAGAGCCTTCGATAGAATGTCTGGAATAGCTTCCTTCGTCACCTGCCCTTGCCCGTCGAGAATAGCAATACTCTCACGCACAGCGTTGAACACCGCGCGATCCTTACAGAACTTCTCTGTAGTATCGACGAGCCAGTCAGCGTCGGGGGCCGGAGCATTGGAAGAGATTTGATTCAATGTCTCTTGAATATCTTTGAACTCAGTCTCGGTGATTCCACGTTTTTCATTCAAGTCAATCGCAAGCGTTTCTGGAGTTGGGGACGCATTATACTCCGAAAAGAACTCAACGATTTGTTCAATGATGGTCCGCTCCGCCTTGATGCTGAAATACTCAGGATCAATAAACGGAACGACCTTTCGCGCAAAGTCTTCATTACGGACTAGGTTGCGAATGATTGTGTATTCCACTCTATCCACTAAAACGTCACCTTTCGTTTGATGGTAAGATTTCCATCTTCATCTTCTGTTTCGGTTACTTCCGAGTTGTCGATCGCGGTCTGAACAATGTCCATCAGAATGTCTCCGATCAATCTCTCAAAGTCCCACTTGACTTCATCCTCAAAAGTCTGCTCCTGTAACTGTTCAGGAACAACAAGAATATCATAGACGAAGTTGGCTGTCAAATTATCATCATTCTCTTCATTTACCTGTAGTTTAACTTTACCGTACCGATAAATGACACCTTCAAATGGCTCTTCTTTCAGACGAATACACCAAGCATCTTCTGTGCCATCGAGATCAGGGACCATCTCATATCGTTCACTCACCTTGCTCATCGGTTTCCTCCTCTACGATCGCAGACCCATAACAGAACTTCGATTTACAAACGCCGTCGATCGCATCCAACACTTCCTTTGTGAAATACTTCTCCGGGTTCTTCAGGATCGTCTTGCCGAACTGGGTTGTTCCATCAGGCAGCTCAAACTTGGTTGACATCTTCTTGAACACACCAGCTTCAACAGCCAACTCAAGAAGCCCATAGTGTCGCGACAAACCACTATCGTAGCGAAGCAACACATCAATCATCATATTTTCTTTGGTCAATCGGCTCTTCTTGTTCAGACAATGAATGATGTTTCCAACAACCTCAGTCCCATCCTTCTCCTTCTTCTTAGAAAGAAACACGATGTAGTCAGAGGCATACTTCAGACCAGCGCCACCACTCATCTCCTTCGTCGAGAACATGCCCATCGTCTCGTAGGTGTGATTGGTGACGATCATCGGAACGCCAGCCTTACCGAGCTTCAACGTCAACACACGAAAGGTTGCACGAACGAGCTGCGCTCGCGTCATGTCTCGTGTCTCTTTACCTTCAGCGGTATCTTCAATCTCTTTGGTCGTCGAGAGCATTCCGAGACTATCCAAACAGAACATCATCGGAGGGCGATCCTTCTCGGCTACCTCCAGATACTTGTCGAGAATCGTAACAGCTTGATGCCGAAACTCCTGAACGGTCGCGACCGGAACAGAGATAACACGATCAGGATCAATGTCACGCTCGATCAACATCTGCTTCGTAATGGCATCCTCACTCTCAAAGTAGAAGCACGCACCTTCAGGATTGTCTTTAAGAAATTGTTTGACAATACCCAGAGTGAAAAACGTCTTACCAGTAGAACTCTCACCAGCCAGCGCGACGATCTTGTTATTTGGGATGCCACCATAAATGCTTCCGCTCAAAAGAGCATTCAGCACATACGAACCAGTATCCACCCACGCTTCAACATCACCGAACTCATTTACATCAGGATTGATCTTACTGATCGACCGTGTAATGTCTTTGAAAAAACTCATCTTTCACCAAGCTCCCTAAAATATTCAACCAATTCTTGGTATCCGCCGATCACTTCGCTTCCAGCATATACCTTAGGAACAGTCAGAGGTTGTTCCATACCTTCAAATATATTGATGAACTCATCCCGACTAAGATCATCAGGAACATTCAGCACATCAACGGGAACGTCATACGTCTTGAACAACGCTTTTGCTTTTACACAATACGGGCAGTTGTCTTTGCTGATCATCATATAGTAACTCACGAGAAGAATGCCTCCAAAGTGGATTTGCGTTCTGTTTGCCATCCAATCGTATCGAGAATGATCTTCAACGGTTCGACGAACGCCTTATCGAACTGAGTGTCATGGTCGATCACATTGCTTAGATTAAACTCAGTCGGAATGCGATCATCGGGGAATGAAATGAC